GAAAAATGTGATTGTCCTACATCTTATTTTTCGTCTCATAGAAGAGGCAAATGTCTATTAAACAATATAATTTCATATTTTGAAGATGAAGACGATGATATAGATAAGTTATTGATACACGATAAAGGAAATGATAATAGTAACAAAGATGACAAAGATGACAAAGATGACAAAGATGACAAAGATGACAAAGATGACAAAGATGACAAAGATAACAAAGATGACAAAGATAACAAAGATGACAAAGATAACAAAGATGACAAACAACAAGTTAAAAATATTACTTGTTTTAGATGTGGTAGAATAGGTCATTATTCTACATCTTGTTATGCTTCAAAACATATTAATGGTTATTATTTAAAGTAAACTGTATTTTAATTGTCTAAAGGTATAAAATAAAATTGAAACCAAAAATAATGAATATAATTAAATCATAACTAAGCATCAGAGATAATGTCGAACCTAGAATTAATTATGAACCCTTATATTAGTCCCGTATATATTTCAGCTACCAACATTGTGACACCTGTCGCAACAATAACATTTGATAGATTTTATACAAGCGCGCTAGTATTTGGTAATTTAGTATTGACCACTTTACAAATTTTCACCCAAACTGCCGGCTTCATCATGAAAGAAGGATTAACTGAATTCTTCGCCATTTTGACTGTTGAAAAGATTGTATATATTTTAGTTATATACAATATATTTATGATGTTGGTGATAGATAATGAGCGTAGAAATTTTGCGGAGCAAAAGGAAGTAGTTGAGGCACTCAATAAAGAAGTAAATTATTTTAAAAAATCCGAGAGAATTCGCGAAGACTTAGACGAACTATGGCTCCAAGATGTAAAGAAATATCATAAAGAAACAAGCAATAAAGTAGCCACTATGGAAAAAAAAATCAAGAAATTAGAAAAGGTTTTAAAGGAACATTATGAATAAAAAATTAAATATAAAATTAGTAAAAATTTATATTAAATTTTTTATTTCAAAGCGTCAATAGCTTTATGTAATTTTTGAATATTAAAATCTTGAATTGTATCGTCGTCTTGGTCATCATCAGAACTATAAGTTGAATTGTCATCAGCAAGAGCTTTCTTTTTTCCCCTTTTCTCTTTCACTGCCCGAATAAAATAAAACACGTCATTAAATTCATAAAGAACTGTGTTATATGTAAAACTAATATCCGTGAAAATATCATTACAATATTTAATAATTTCTTCGATTTCTCTCAAAAACAAATCCATAGTATGCTTTCCAGGATCAGATTTTTCTAAATTATCCATAAATCTATATACAATATCAGTAACAGCTGTATTAGCAAGCTGCAAAACTTGGGCAATCTCAGTATTTTTTCGATTTTTTTTATCGTTTCGCTGAATCTGCATCTTAAATTCATCTTCTGAAATAGAATTTTCCAAATATTTAATACGCAAGTCTTGGTTCCTTACAACATAATCAGTTTGAAAGTGTGGTAAATCAATACGATTATTATGTATAACATGTCTAATAATATTACAAATTTTAATTAAAGTGTCAGAATATTTGTGATCCATTCGGATTTCTTTACGTCCGGCCCAATAAGTGTATTCATTTTGTTCTAATTTATATAAATCAGGATGTTTTTTAGCTAAAGTTTGAATTGTATCACTAGTATGAAAATCAAGCTCTCTCCCACATTCAAAATCTCCAGGATTTCTTGGAGCAGCTCCGCCACCATTTTTACGTTGCCATTCGTAGAAATGCGGATTGTGAATATTTTTCTCTAATTTGCCAGTCTTCCAACTAAAAGCAGTATGACATTGAGTACACCACATCTGATCACATCCATTAATTTTAAAGATAAGGCTCTGACACTTAGGACAAGGTTTAGAATCTTTAGCAAGCATTTTAGCAGTCTCTATATTATTAGGGTCGCATTTATGCTGACAATCGCGATTATATCCCTTCAATTCATGACAATCAGGACAGGTCCATTTCCCGCAAATCCCACATTTCCATTGGGTGCTTAAAAACCCACGACACCCATTTTCAGGACATTGTCGAACAAAACGTGCTTTCTCTTTATCTTCTTTTTCAGTCGTTGTAGTAGGTATAATTCCGTGTTGAATTTGTCGTTCCAATTCTTGTTTCTGTTTGGATAAGTCTTGAATTAATAAATCTATTTCTCTTAAATTTTTTTTCAAGATTCTTTTGGCAATTTTTTCTTCAACCAGAGGTTGAGTAGCAGGCATTAATGCCTTTTCTTGATCAAATAAAATATTTTCTAAATGTTCCCTATATTTTGAATTCAAAAATACGTTGGTAAATTTTTCTCTCAAGAATTTTCTACTCCATTCCTTAGCACAATCAGGATTCATACATTTTGATATATTCTCCGATAAAATATATGTCTCACAACAGGCTCTACACACAGCAAAATCGCAATATGGACAGCAAACCTTAGAGCGAGTGCTCTTATTATAATTATCACAACAAATATTACAAGACATTAAAGATAAATTTTGGTTAGATAATTAATTATCGATTCAATTTTAAAAAAAAATAAAAACTAAAGGGTGTAAATTTTTATTTTAGATTTTTAATTTTTGTGATTTTTCTTACTAGCAAGATATTTATAACACCAATCGATAATTTCATTCTCATCAATAGATACGGCATGCCCAATATTGGTCTTAAAGAAATCAGAAGGTATATCCTGTCCATAACGTTCTTTATCATTGTAAATTTCTTCTCCAAATGCCTCAAGTAATTTTCGGTTACCTAAAACAGTAGTCTGTTCGTAAATAGGTCGAGGTCCAATTCTGAATGCGTTCTGTTTACGCCGAAGGCTTTGCTTGATAATAGGTTTTTTAAGTGTCTTCGTCATATGAATATTGCCGATGTTATCAGCAAATAATATATAAGATTTTCTCTTAGGTTGGAAGAAATCTGTGTAAATTTCTTCTTTTTCAGGCTCCAAGAGTTCAAGTTCTTTTGCTGCGAAGGACATTTTTGATGTTATTTAATTAGAGTATAATGGTAAAATTTTATATAAATAAAATTATTTCAATTTTATTTATAAAGCATAAATAAGTAACTAAAAAATTAAATATATATTCCTTACGGTGAGCTGAAAAAAAAGCACTAATATAAATATAATAAATATTATGAATTTTGAGTAAACATCATTATTCTAAATAATAATAAAAAATTGAAATACTTTTAAAAGATATAAATAAATAGTGTATTGCAATAGTGCCATAAAAATCTTTAAGATGAGCTCTCAAATTGATTTCAGAACAATTCCAGCCAACGTGCCAGTGCTTTGTATCCCCCGCGTCTATCCGAATATTAGCGAGTCTCGTATTCGCCGTATTTTCGATGAATTAAACCTGGGTGTATTAGAACGGATTGACATCGTCGGCAAGTATAGCAAGCCAGGTGCGCAAAAAGCTCGCCAGGAGCCTTCAGAAAAAGGAGAAAAGTTCAACCGGGTATTCGTTCATTTCCGACGCTGGAATGACACCGAGAATGCGAACATCGCCCGTGAGCGATTGTTAAATGGTAAGGAAATAAAAATTATTTATGATGATCCATGGTTTTGGAAGATTTCTGCCTACAGAGAACCTGAGCGTAAGCAATTCGCGCCTCAAAATACAGGTCAGCGTAAAGCAACTCTTCAGTTCGATTCTGACGAGGAGGAAAGAGCTGCAAATTCCAAGCCTGTTACTTCTTATAGGGAGCCAAGACGCCAAGATAACCGCCGCAGACCTGATGAAAGACGCAGACCTGATGAAAGACGCAGTGACTGCGCAAAGCTGCCTATGACTTCGAGAACGAAGAGATTAACTATCTCAGACCTAGTGACAGACGAGACAAATGTCGTAAATCAGGATACAACCACCCTACAAATAAAGGACGACGAAAAGGACGACGAAAAGGACGACGAAGCCATTTTAGAAGACGCATAAAATTTTAGTTTGTAGTAGTTGAATGTAGTGTTTATTTAACTTTAACCTTGTAATTTTAATTAAGTAAGTATACTTTTTTTATTGAAAATCATTTTTACTACGTAGAGTGCTTTATGGTCGTTGTTATCCCTTAAAGGGATATATTTACACTTTATAAGTTATTCCATACATTTTAGATAACCAATAAATAAAACCGCTTCCGCGTGGATATGAATTAGGCATTAAATAAAATAAGTCAATATTATTTTAACGCCTTTTTGAGTTTCCAACTGGTTCCCTTCTGTAATATGTGTAATGTTATAAACTAAAAACTGAATGTCTGTAATAAAGTAAATAAATAATAAATAATAAATAATAAATAATAAAATAAATAATCTAAAACGAAAAGAATAAGAGAAATATGGATAAAAATATAATTTTAGAAAACGAAAATTTAAAAATAACAAATGAAAGGTCAATTTTCAAAATAGAGTTAAAACAAAGCGCATATTCATTAATAAATTCGCTAATAAAAACGCGTATAATTCAAGGTGGTTCAACAGATGAGACATATAAAGTAATAATATTTAATGCGAAGTCAGTAAAGTCTTTAGATGAGTTTATAAATGAAAGGATGATAAGTCAAGGAAGAAAAAATTTATCAGTGTCAGATATAGCAAAAATGATAATAACGTTGACGCAACAGCTAAGTTATTTGATAGAATGCGAATCGCACACGATAATAGGTTATAATGTAAAAGACATAATAGTGATAAACGACGAAAAGTTTGCATTTTTAGGCAGGGAATTAGTAGCAAATATTGATGTCGAAGACAATGAAATGGCAACAATTAGCTGGCCATTTTCAGTAAATGAGTATTTTTTCTCTCCAGAAATATTAAAAATAACTGAAATCCCTTCAAAAATTCACTACAAAACAGCATATTTTAGCTTAGGAATACTATTAGTGTATATGTTATTAGCAGATGATGGTTTTTATAAAGATTATTTACAGCACAAACACTCAGAAAAAATACTTGAATGTTTAAATAGCCATCCAATAAAAAATACAAGAATGTATTGGCTTCTCTCTAGATGTTTAGTTGAAGAAGCAAAAAATAGGAGTATAATTTTAATTTAAAATCCAACTTTAGCGAAGCACCGTTGGTTTAGAAAATGTGAAGCCAAAATAGTAGCATATAATTAGCTTATTGTTAGAGTCTACCTTTCCTAAACCAACGGTGCTTCGCAAAACCAAGAGTGCTTCGCAAAAGGTAGAAAATAATCTCAAGCATTTATATAAATGTCCTTAACTGCTTTTAAAAGAAAATCCGTTATAAATTATGGTTCAAAACGTTCAGGAATAGCTCCAGGTGGTTATTGGTTACCCCAAGGTCCATTTGGTCATTCAACTCAAGTCCTAAGAGATGCTATTGAAAATTATGGTGCAGCAGGTTTTTCACTTAATGGTGGACGAAGAAATATTGGTGGAGTAGGTAGAGATATGAAGATGTCAAAATCGGGAACTCCTTATAGAGGTACACAACCAATTGGTTTTGGTGGTAAATTTGGAAAATACCCTTCTGCTACATTAGTTGATAGTACATCAAATAATATTCAATCAACTGGTGTAGTTCCAAATGCTCATAGTAAACAACAAGCCGTAGAACCAGTTCTAAATTCTCGTGCTGTCGATACAATGGGAACTCAATACTTATACGTAAAACCATCAGTGTTGTCAACTTATGGAATGTTGGACAAAAAATACAGATGGGCAAGGTATGGAAAATATCCAAACTATTGGGTTCAACCAAATTATACAGGAAACCAAAGCGGTTCTGCAAGTCAAGGATTATATATTCAAAATTTGGCATCCACAAATACATATACTCTTAATGTAAATAATGTTGGTTCATATGAGGATAATATAGTAAGCTGTGGTCCAACATTATGTACTCCAGGAAGATCAACAGCTAGATTTAAATATAATGATATGGCTCGTAATGCTCCTTATACAAAGACATTATATCAACCAGTTTCTTATGGTCAATACAATTTATATCTTACAAGAGGCTGTAACAATCCTATTGGTCCTCAAAAGCCTTTCCCCTTTGCAGTTCAAACAGGTTCAAGTCAAGCAGCTTCAGGTTCAAGTATAAGGTCTTTTGCTTCAGGTTGTGGTACATCAAATATTTATCTAACACCACCAGAATGGTACACACAAGGTAGTCAACCAAATGGTTTGGCTCAACCGCCACAAACATTACCATTTATAGCATAAAAATTGAAATGAAAATTAAACAAATATTTTTTAATGCTTTCCATATTTGTATGGTAGAATTAGTAATAAATTTGTAGATGAATTGTAATTAGGATTATATAATTAATTTTTGTTAATTATTTAATAAATGTAAAGTCGCAAGGTTTTTGGAGGTTTTTGGAGGTTTTTGGTTTATTATACTCATATATTGTTGGTGTATTTGATGCCTACCTCATTTACATTTTATATGCTATAAAATTCTTATAGGTTCTTTAAGTATGTTTAAAAATTTATTATTTACAAAAAGAGATTCTGAAAAATGAAAAGTATTTTAACTTTTTAAAAATGGACAAAAAAAATGTCCAAAAAACAATCCAAAATTCGTCCTTACTGAGAAATTTTTTCGCTACCATATTTTATTTTTATGGTCATTTTATAAACCAATGGTTTTATTTTTCTTATTGTATGTTTTTAGTAAAAACTAAAAAATATTTTCTGAATGGAAATAAATGGAAACTTTAGGAAAAGAGAAAAAAGAGCAAAAAGAGCAACTGGAATATTTTTGTAAAAATTGTAACTTTAAATGCTATAAAAAGTTTAATTGGGATAGGCATTTAATGACATCTAAACACAAAGAGAGTATTTTTGGAAAAGAAAAGAAAGAGCAAAAAGAGGAAAAAGAGCAAACTGAAAATATTTACATGTGTAAATGTGGGAAAATATATAGAAATTCTTCTGGATTATGGAAACATAAACATAAATGTAATCAACATCAACAAGACGAAACAAATGAACTAACTGATAAGGATCTTATTTTAAAAATACTTAAACAAAACTCAGAGCTTATTAAAGAGAATTCTGAATTAAGAAAAGAGCAAACTGATATAAAAGAAGTAATTTTAGAAATAGTAAAAAATGGCACTAATAATAATTCAAATAATACAACCACCAACAACTCTCATAACAAAGCATTTAATCTAAATTTTTTCTTAAATGAGACATGTAAAAATGCGATGAATATCACAGATTTTGTAGATTCTATTAAATTACAATTATCAGATTTAATGAATGTTGGTGAGTTAGGATATGTAGAGGGTATTTCAAATATAATAGTGAAAAACTTAAATAATCTAGATGAGACAATAAGACCTATTCATTGTACTGATAAAAAACGTGAAACATTTTATGTAAAACATGAAGGTCAATGGGAAAAAGAAGATGAAGATAGAAAGAAAATAAAGAAGATTATCAAAACAATAGAAGATAAAAATATAAAGTTACTTCCCCAATTTCGAGAGAAATTCCCAGATTATAATAATTCTTCTTCAAAAACGTCTGATAAATATGATAAAATTGTTATAGAATCAATGAGTTCAGACAAAGATAAAGAGGAAAAAATAATAAAAAATATTTCAAGTGTAATAACAATAAATAAATAATTTTGAATAAAAAAATAATATAAAATTATAAGTATTTTATATTATAAGCATAATGGGAACTCAAGGTTCATTTGGATATAAAATTGGTCGTAAGGTTCGCTTAATGAAGGTTCAATCTGACGCAGATTTACTCTGGCAAATTCTTGTTAGAGAGATTTATGTATTGATTAAGCATTATGGTTCAATCGAAACATTACGAGAAGCATTTATAAAATTATTAGATGCAAAAAATAAACCAAAGCCAGGAGCAATCCAAAAATGTAGGATATTTACAGATTTAGATACATATCAAAAAGATAAATATGATTGGTATTGTTTGACTCGTCATTGTCAGCATAGTTTCATAAATATTTTGGAATCAGGTTATTTCTTAAATAACGGAGAAAATACAGGTTTAGTATTTATTTTAGATTTCAATACAAATTCAGCGAGTTTTTATGAAATAGATTATGAGAAAAAAACAAAAGAATATGAAAAAGCAACAATAGATGAGATAATGGAATTTGAGGATATGCCATCAAAAACTTATACTGAAATAGTAACAGAAATGAACGAAAGATTTGAAAATTATGATAAACAAATGAAAGAAGTTAATTTAGAAATAGAAAAAATAAACAATATTATAAAAAAAGCAAAGGAATTAGGTAGTGACCAAAATGTAATATCTAAAGCAACAAAATTACTGGATGATATGAAATGGGAAAAAAAGAAACTTGAAATGAGATATCGTTTCTTTTATAATCGTTTACTTGAGTTAGATTTGATAGAGCATGAAAAAAATTAGCGGTATTTAAATAAATAGCCATTCATATCCGGATAAATTTGTAAAGCAGATTCTAAAAAATGTGGGTAATCATCAATAAAAATATAATGATCATAACCTTGTAATAAATTATGTCTTTGAAT